GGCCCTGCAGAGAGGACTCCAATGGCAGCAGCCAAAGGAGGCCACTGCCGGAGACCCCAAAGGCGCGCATTGCTGCGCGCCACGACCGCTTGCGCGGCCCCCCTGGATAGCTAATCCAGGACCCCCCGGGTACAACGTACCCTATCGGTGCGCTTTAACAGGCGCCGATAATCTCGAACCGTGAGCCAAAGCGTATCTGAGCTGCGCAATGTTATCGCGCCGCACAACCTTCTCCGTATCACTACGGATTAGGGGAGAGACGTAACTTTGGGTATCACAATGATACACGGCACCCTTTACATTCTCGCCTTGACAAAACGAGAAGAGGGATGCCGGTCCACTGTTGACCGGGAGAGACATGGGAATGGAATCCCTAGCAAGGCTACCCAGCTTCCAATAACCCAGTGAATGGGCTACGTTGCTGTAAGTGAGCCAAGCGTTCTGCCCCTCATTCGAGACGACATCGAACGACTTGAGTCGTAGTGGAGTCACGGAGCTACCCTGGAACAAGTCCAGGCCGCAACTCTCCTTGAAAGCACGCGCAATAAAGGTCTTGGTCCTGTTGGGTCTCAATCCGACAGACACCATCGCCTGTATCACTCCACCAGCAACAACGTCGTCGCAGACGACGTCATCACCGAAAACAGTGCTCTGAGCGCCGAGCGTCGCTTGCGCGTCGCCCTTGCGGAGATAGAGCAGAGTCTCTTTCTCAACGTAGCGTGTTAGGTACGTCAAGAATATGGAAACGACCGTGAAGGTCGTAGCGTTGCCCATTGTGCCGTAACAGCGCAAGGTTACCCTCTCAGATTTCTGAGCAGGTCCCTTCCCTTTGGCTACCTCGGCGACCGAGGACCTCACTGCGAACAGTGCAGACCTCAAACGAGGAGAGTAGCGAAGGAAGCGCCAGATAACTCCAATTGATAGCCAGTCTGTGGCATCGCTTAGGTCGATCGAAGATCTACCGGCGAGCGAGAGTGACTTACGTTGGAATTCCTGATCGCGGAATCGGAGACGATTCCACAGAATCTTACGGGCGCGCTCTTCTAACCAGAGGCGGAGGGATTGTTGGACAAACATCCTCTGTGCCTCCTCCACAAAGACCAACCGGGGTTTACGCCAATCCTTAGGGACGGCGGTCATCCGATTTACCCGCTGGACAGACTCGCTTCGCAGCGATTCTGCACCCAGACAAGCTGTCAAGTCATATGGGAGCCCCGAAGGGATCGCTTCGCAGCGATCGAGAATCGGGGTTTTGGAAAAAGTAGCGCCGGTGCTCACGTGAGGCTTGAGAAAGCCGCTGCTTGTGGCAGCAGAGTGCGTGTGTTGCTTGTTAAAGGCAGCGCACACTCGGTAATCAGTCAGATCACCGAACTCATCACTGAACCGCCTGGCCATGATATCGACCATTTGCTTGGCAGCATAAGGGAGGGAAGCCCAGGTTGGAACCTGAGAATTCCGTTCCACGAAGGAGCGGCAAAAAGGGTCGGAATCTACTAGAAGTAGATCGCTCTTAGCAAGAAGTGAGAACACTTGAGTCAAACAAGAAAACGCTGTTAAGCGTCGCGAGTCTGATTGCGTAGTCACCAGCTCTGCCCACAAGGGGTAGAGGAATGCCGGGAGCTCATGGTTCTTCCGAACGGCAAGAGGCCGTGGAAGAGATCCGAATGATGCATAGTGAGTCAGTATGTCCTTATGCTTCTGAAGCAATTCAAGGACAGGCCTGATACCTTCAGCATCGAAACGGACTTGGACGTAGGACTTGTCGCGAGACAGATCCTCACCAACAATGTTCTCGATATCCTGAAGCAATGCCGTGAGGCATTGGATGGCAAGCTGGCTTTTCGGTTCATGCATGACTGCAATTCTCCAGCTCGCCACGACATCCCGCCAAGCGGGAAGAAGGGCCTTAGTACTGGCCCAGGAGCAACTTGCTCAGGTTCGCATCCGTCACGAAGTTTCGGATGTACGCACCGAGATCGGAAACGTCGGTGGTCGTGAGACCATCCTTCGGAACCGAGATCGAGAGCGACAGGTAGCCGGTCCGCATGGAACCGACCGCATTCGCCCGTGCCTGTTTGAAGGTCACGGAATGCTTGTCGTTGCTGGTCGAACTCGCGGCCTTCATGTCGTGCGTGATTTCGAGGGTTTGCGGAGCCGCAATGGTGCTTGCACCGTTGCGATACTCGTAGCCCTTGTCGATCTGCACCGACGGGTTGAAGGTCTGGCTGACAGCAGCCAAGTTGTTCACAGAGATTGATGTCGTGGCAGCCATGTTGATTGTGTCCTTATGTTAGGAGGCAAATCGCTGAATTGCGAGATGTCCTCCGAGTGCAAACTGGCGCAGTCCGGGCATTGTAGCCCCGAACGACGTTGCAGGAAAACCGTTGACTCGCGTGTAAAGCGAGGCGGTGTATCTGGCCCCCACCTGATCAGGGATACCAAAAGGGTACGTGGTTGGTGGTGAGCACCATATAGTCGCATCCGCGATCGCCCGAGCGTGCGTTTGTAAATCCGCAAACTCAAGGCAGCCCGCAAAGGACGACTTTTCAAGTGCAGCGATAGAGGCTCCAACTGGGAGGAACCAGTCGACAACAAAAGAGAAAGGAGTCGCTTCCCAAAGCGTCCCCAAGGGCTGATTAAAGCCCGTCAATGCTATTGCTGCATTGATACCCTCGTTGTCACCGATCTCCCTCACCCGGCGTTGCTTATATGATAGCCACGCTTGCCCGCTGTGTAGAGTCTCGCCAAGGTGCCAGTAAGGACCGGCACCTTGGGTGGAGTACTCCACGGACACGGAGGAACACGACAGGCTCTTGCGAGCCCTGGTCCACTCCCCGGGTACTCTCCTGAGATAGGAGAGCTTGGCATCAATTCGCTTCCTGAGATTCCACAGCTTGCCAATGTCCGAGATCAAGGGTGCGAACCCGAACTGCTCGGCAAGGGTAAGGTTGGCGCCAGCCTTCCAGCGGGCGCGAACCCCCTTATTCCTAAACAGGCCCATGAGCGGTTGGCTCAAGGCTTTGTGAAGGGTAAGGGCCTCAGGTAGCTCTATGATGAAGTTAGGTAGTCTGACATCTGGCGGGATATCACCGCTGAGTTCGTTAAGCAATTGCTGCTTTTCGGAGTCAGTTAGGCTGATACTAACGGTGGCATTAATACGGTTGCCCGTAGTGCCGTCAAGACCAGGAATTATCCCACTGCCGGAGAATTCTCCATAGTAGTAGGGAGCATAAGTTCCTGCCCCACCGAGCGATTGACCGACTATCCTTTCTTTTGTTTGAATGCACTCATGCACTGCTCCGGGCTGTCGCGGACCGCGATAACCTAGGAGTTGATCCTTCTGAACCAAGACCTCGTACTTCCCGGTAATATACTCAACTCGTTGAGTATCTATCCGAGTCAACTTAACCTGGTAACTACGTTTTTGACGCGTAGAGATAGAATCAGATCGCACAAGTGTTC